CGATATTTTAGCCAAGTATCAACCTCTAAGTTAAATGCCTCCACCTCTTCAAAAGTATCAGCTTCAGGGGTAAGGTTATTTTTTAGTTTTTCAACCGTTCGGCTGACGTGTAGACACTCGTGCGCTATAACAGTAGCTAGCGCATATTTACTGGAAGCTTTGTATTTATTATCAATTAATATATACAACTTAGAGCTATTTTCTCTTGTGCAAGTTACCGCTCTAAATGTACCCTCCGAGTTTTTAAATTTATCCGATATAGATAAATCATAAAACACAACAACAGCGTGCTCATTTAAGATCTTATAAGTTTGCTTATCGTGCTTTTTAATTAAATCTAATACATCTTGTCTTGGAAACTGTTCCATACTATCCTCTTGATAAATAATCTGTTCTATATTTTTCACAAGTCTAACATCTATAGGAGCGTAACTATAGTTCCAAATAGATGCAAATAAAAATACTCCTATAAAAGAATGTAATCGTTTCACTAAGGGCTCCTAATTTCATAACTCTTTAAAACCTGAGCTATGAAGGAAAAAGCCCAATATGTTAATCTAGTATTGAGCTAGTGAGGCTGTTTATCTATTTGCTTTACGACTAGCTTTTGCTATTTTGTTTTTAGCTCTTCTCTTAGCTTTGATTTTAGCTGCTCTTTTCTCTCTTTGAGAATTGTGCGGGGATTGTAAGACTACTTCTTCCAATTTCACTTGTGGGGCTGTTTGTGCTTCTGTGTTTTCCAATGTTTTCTCCTTTACTGTTTACATAATGTGTCCAAATAGACATCCAACTCTTCTAAAGTCTCTTTAGAAATATAACCAATATAGTTAAGCTTTTTAGCATTAACATAGTATGTCCCATCTTCGTCTAGTTCAGCTGCATCTGGAACCTCTGATAGCAACTCGAATAAAAAATCTTTTAATTTTTTCGACAATATTCCCTCCTATCTAAAGAAATTCTTAACTGTTACGACTCCGCTCCAAGCCAATAGACAAATACTTCCAATAAGCGCTATATAGAAAACGCTATCAAGTAATATGTTAGAAATATCCATAATTCACTTCCTTACTTTTGGCTTCTAACTAAAAACTCTCAAATACAGAGTTTTTAAAAAGAAGCCCGAAAAATCGGGCGCTTGGGGGAGTGTCTCGGGTATGAGATTTATGTGGGATGGTTAGTTGAGATGTAATAAAGCCGGTAAAATCTCTACTCCAAATATCAAAATAGCTCCAATAATAAATCCCTCAATGTTCCTTCTCATTTAGCTTCTCCTTAATTAATAATAAACGACTCTTAATATCTTCCATTAATTCTTGTATATCGCTGACGGGCTCAGCCTGCTCTGCCTCTACAATTTCAATTAATTCATCTACTAACTTGTCCATATAGATTCTCCTTTCATAACTTGTATAAGAAAGCCTCATAAGAGGCTATTGAGTATTAGATGGGGGGGGATTTGTGTTAGTTTGATTGCTTTTTCAAATCTCGTATGGTCTCTTTCAACCTAATGATTTCTTCCTTATCATCCATTAAAATAGCATTTTTCAAATACTCTTTTAATCTTTTAAGTCTATCTTGCATAATTAATCTCCCTAATATATAAAAGCTCACGTAGCTTTCTAATACAAGTTATATAAAAGTTTAGCTCTAAAAATTTTAGGTCGGGGCTTGAAAATATAGCTAATAGAGATATGAGAAATAACATAGCAAATACTACAGGATAAACTCATACGCAAATAGCAAATTTTTCAATAATCTTATCTCAAAAAAATTAGAAATTCAAATAAGACAGGATTCTTGAAATAGTAACTTCCAAGCCTCTTTGTTTCTCCCCTTGCAGGGTAGGAAATAACTTCCTACCTTACAAAAGCTAAGCCTAGGAAAGGCTTTTGAGTAGTTCAGCCTTTTGCTCAGGTGTCAGCTTTTCAATGTTTTTAAGAATAGCTGCAGGATTGGCAGTACGTGCGGCGGGGGCTGTTTTAAATCCTCCTTTTAAAGATTCAATGTAGGCAATAGTATCGTTAGCCCATACATTCAACTCTTCATTCTCAGGGTTTAAAGCCTTTACGCCGTTTAAATCACGTATCACACGGGAGAGGAAGGTAATTGTCGAAAAGCCGCCGGGTATTGAAACCCCGTTTGCTTTGTAGCTTGGGTTTTTAACAGGTTTAGTTTCTTCAGCTGGTTTAGAAGGTTGTTTAATGCTAACAGGTTCTTCTGTTCCAATCGTGTCCACTAAATCCTCCATTTCTGCATTGTACTTCTGAAGGTTTTCGGCTTCAATCGATTCTACCTCAGCAATAGTTTCTTCAACGGTTTTTTCGATGTTTCTTTTTGTTGCTGTACTCATTTTTTAACTCCTTGCATTTACATAATAAATAATACCTATGTAAGCAGTAACTCACATAGACAGGGGAAACCCTGCAAGGGGAGAAACAAGATATTCAATTTTCAAGGTACGAGAGTTATTTAATTTGTAATCACATAGCTCCACCGAAAAAATTCGGGGGGGAATATGATGATGTTTGATATATCAGTTAGTAGCACCGTAATAAGCATATACGGTTTAAGATATACCAGTTACACCCTACCCATTGAGCACCCTTCCACCCTTCACCCTGGCAACTTGTTACTTGAGCAACTTGTTGATTAGGTGTAGGCTGTACCTTGTACCCTGTATATAAGCGTTACTTTGTACAAGTTACCTTATAAATCAAGATGTTAGGTTTGAAGGTGTTTACCCCGTGGGCGAGGTGTACAAGGTCAATGTTTTATAATCGGTGTAACCTTTTATTAACTTAACCTTATGTATACATTCTAGCATAGGTCATTTAATAATTGCAATAAAAAACAATAAAATTATTGGTTAATATACATCAATTGATGTATAAAACCCTAGAACCCTGTAATAGCCTAGTTACTTTTAATAAACTCATGTTTACATAACTTAACAATTAAACACTTTGCAGGCGCTACCGGCTGCCTATTGTATTACAGGGGTTTGTTTTTGTTAGTTGTGTTATACCCCTACACCCCTATAAACAGGGTGTTTCAGGTATAACAGGGGTAAACACGGGGGTTAAATTTTAACGGTTTATGTTTGTACCTGACCACTAATTTAAAACCCTTAGAGACGCTGCTGCTGTTGTCAATGTTATTTATATGTTTATAGTATATATAACACTATTGTGTAGTAGTGTTATAGTCTCTTATGGACATAACCGGACCCCCTCATTACTTCTGTCCGGCTCCCCTGCTGCCGTCGGGGGGAGGGTTCCTCAACTTTCACGCCGGCTCCACCTCGATTATGAAGATTCTGTAACATTGTATGAGGGTCTTTTTGGATCCAAAACTCTTAAGGTTCCAGGGCATAGGGTTCAAGCCTCCCTGCTCACAAGGGTTCCGGGGTTCCGTCGTCGCTTGAATTCCAAAATATTTTGCTGCTATTTTTCAAATTCCATTTTCGATTTCCCGAAATACATATATACAATATATAGAAAGGGTTGAAATGCAATAATAGCCTACAAAAGGGTCTCACAAACATATAAATTCAATTTAAAAAGTGAGCTTTTACCCCTAGGCGAATACAAACTTATTTTCGATTTTACGAAATTGAGGGGAATGGGCGCAAATTTTAGGGGTAAGAGTATATACTATTAGGTTATTAGTGGGCATTTGATAGGTATGTTAGGAGACTATGCGCCAAATTTTTAATAAAACTTGACTAATATTGTTTTTTATTGTATTATTTATAAACATAATTAAATTATTGGTGTTAAGAGTTGAATGTAGCTAGGAGAAGTGTGGATTATGTTTATTAGTAAGGTTGCTATTGAGTGTCTTATTGCCTCGCTTATTTTTGATTTGGCGATTTGTGTATTTGTTTTACATAGGAATAACGCTGTTTATAATTATAGAATGGCTATGTTGGATAAAGGTGATTTAGAAACCTATAATAAACTTCCTGACTACCGCACAATGATGCTTAAGTTTTGGATTCCGGTTGATAAGTTTATTGAAAGTAAGCCCGAATTGAGACGGGTGAGGTAGGAGGGTATTGTTGTGAGTATTCTTGTAGATGAATTAGTTAAAAATTTATCAAACAATCCTCAAGTTAGGATGAAGGATGGGAAATTTTATATTGCGAAGCCTTGTCCTTTTTATTTCTCAGCTGGGATAGCGGATTTTATTTGGGGCGTTAGGTATGTTGTGCCTCTTAGAATTAAAAATGCCTGGAAAGTGTTGACGGGTAAGAAGTTTCATTTTGCGAAAAATCCCTTTATTTTAGACCCAGTAATGACCGCATCTAAGGTAAAGATATTGAAAGAAGAGTTAGATGGTAATATAATTGAATATGTTAAGTTATGCCGGGAGGATTTGAATGATTGACAAGTTTGGAACAGCTAAAGTAAATACAAAATTAGGAAGTATGCATCTATTCCTAGGAGATAACGCTTCTAGATTAGAGTGTTTATTTATGGAAAAACATTTATACGCCTACTGCCCTCAAGAAAAAGATCTTAATGGCGAAAAAGGCGGCTTTGGTATGAAAAAAGAAGAGATGGTCGCATTTTTAAATCTTTTAGATAAAAAAGAACTTATAGAGGTATTACTAAATTTTGTAGAAAGTGGGAAATCCAGTTTATGACTAATACATTAACTTTTGAATTTATGGCTGATATGGATCTAAGCAATCCAAGGGTTACAAATAATGCAGCGAGAGTACTGTTAGATGACAAAGAATTACCTGAATATTTATACAAAAATGAGGCAGTATTGAATAAAATATCGGGAAATTTGAAAGAAATTAGTAAAAATACTAAAGAAATATTGGATTATTTGAAGAATATTGTTCCAATTGTGGAAAATGACGAGCAGGGTTAGTGTAATTGGTAGCACGATTGCCTCCAAAGCAATTAGTAAGAGTTCGAGTCTTTTACTCTGCGTATTTAAAATAAAAACCGTGAAATTTCTTCCACGGTTGTCGGTGTTAAAAGTATAAAAGGAGTACACACTTTAATAATATCATATATCAGTTGACATTTCCTTATTTTTTATAAATATACCGTTGATTTGCTCCGATGGTATGGGTTATTTAACTTCTCCTGTTTAATTTAACTACAAACTCACCGAAAGACAAGCCTAAAAAGCTTGTCTTTTTGTGTTGTTTAAAACTCCTCAATGTGGTAAACTGTAGATATATACTTTGGAGAATATATGGCTAAATATTCTATTGATTATCTAATTAGGGGAAGACAGGAGTTATGGAAAACTACTGGAAATTTAGAGTCTGATAAGCTGTATATTAAAACAGCAACTAAAGAAGTTACTGAGAACCCCGAACTTTTGCAGGAGCTAGTAGACTATCCGGAAAAGTTTATAGAATTATTCTTCTATATTGTTAATAAACGGAAAAAGACAGTACCGTTCTTTTTAAACACTGTTCAAAAACACGTAATTGAGCGCATTAACAAAGGGGTAGCCGACTATACAGCCGGTTTGCGCAACAGCCTTAAATTTAGGTGCCTTAAAGGACGTCAGCAGGGCGTTACTGCCCTCATTACAGCCTACCAGTTAGCCTGTACTATACTACATACTAACTTTTCAGGGTACACGATGGCTGACACCGGAGACAACGCAAGGGTAATTTTAAACGACAAAGGCAAATACCCTTACAAACATATTCCGAATATATTTAAACCCCACGAAAAGTTTAACTCTGCAAATGAAATCTTTTTCGACCGACTTAACAGTTCCTGGCGTATTGCATCCGCAGAGTCAGGAGAAGCTGGTAGGTCAAGAACCTTAAACTTCTTCCACGGATCCGAAACCGGATTCTGGGATAACTATTTAGGCATAATGGCTGCGTTAAACCCTGCTCTTACTGAAGATGCTATTATATTTGAAGAATCGACTGCAAATGGACACAACGATTTTCACGGAAACTGGTTTGATGAGAATAGTGACTATGAAAACATCTTTTTAGTTTGGTGGTTGAGCGCTGAATATAGAGCTAAATTTGAATCCGAAGAAAAAGAGGCAGAATTCAAAGAAGCTGTTGAGGGTGAGTTTACCCCATTCCATAAAAAACTAAATTTATTGCGAACTAAAGAGGGATTAGATTGGAATCAACTTTATTGGTATAACAACAAGAGAAAAGCCCTTAAAGATAAACTTGAACAAGAGTATCCTTGTACAGAAGAGGAGGCGTTTTTACATTCAGGACGTCCTTACTTCGATGTTCAGGTTTTACAGCAGAAACTAATCGAATACAAAAATATTCAGCCCGCAGAAATTAGAGCCAATGGTGAAATTGTACTATTTGAAAAACCGATTCCGGAAGAAAAATATTACATAGGGGCGGACGTCGCAGAGGGCTTGGAGTGTGAGGATTACTCTCATGCTAAGATTATAAAGGCTTCGACAACCGAAGAAGTAGCCTTTATTCACGGACATTATAGCACCGATAGATTTGGGCATTTATTAGTTCAAATTGCGAAAGAATATAATAATGCTTTTATTGGAGTTGAAAATAATAACCACGGACATGCTGTAATTAACACTATTTACATTTATAATAGTTATAAGAACCTGTATATTCAGCATCAAATAAATAGGATTCACGACAAAAAAGATAGAGGTAAAAAATTAGGATGGACAACTACAGAAGCCTCTAAGTATTTAATGTTAGATGAACTAGATTCGGCGCTGAGAGAGGGAATTATAACAATCTACGATACGGATTTTTATAAAGAATGTAGCAAGGTGTTGAAGGATGAAAAAGGAAATGTTTCTATAAACGGTTTGGATAGGGTAGCTGCTACGGCTATAGCTTATCAAATGAGAAAGTATCATTTCAAGAAGGATCCAATTGCACTTTACTATCAAAAAATGGCAGAAGAACGTCGGCAACGGCTAGAAGAAAGCGGATTAAAATTAGTAAGTTAAGAGGACGACTTATGTTTTTTAGAGGACACACCCACGAAGATCTTCTTGTTCTAAAAATAATGACGGAAATAAAAACAATGCTTAATAAATGCCCTTTTAAGTATTTATTATTTCCTATAGTATTAGAAGTAGAAGGTCAAAACAAACCCTATAACTATATTATAAAAGAAGGAAAATTATATTTAGATACTACCAATGCGATAAATAACAAAGATTTAAATCTGTTTAAGTATTGTTTTTACTTTAACGGCAAACCTAAAACCTTTAAAGATTTAGAAAATTATGAATTTTTCTCGGAAAATTTAGGACCAATAAAAAAATCCTTTGAAGACAGTTTAGCAGTAAAGAAAGAGTTGTATAGAATCCAATGAATAAAGCAAAACAATTATCAACGGCTATAACGTCTACTTATAGAATTAAACCAGACTTTGGAGGGGTTTTTCCGGCAGGAACTCCCTTTCCTAATAATGAGCCTGATAGACAACAACCAAGAGCTCATCAAATAAGATCTGCGCAAAACTATATTCTAGCTCCAAGACAGGAGATAGATGGATTAACACCATTCGCTATATTAGACTTTGTAGCTAAAAGCACTGATTTAATACAAATTGCTGAAAATTTATTATTGAATCAAATTTCAGGAAGGCGTTGGGACATACTTCCCGCAGATCCGGAGGATAAGGGAAAATACGAAGCCGAACAAAAGGTATTAAAAGAGTTTTTTAAGCACCCTGACAGAGAAAGAACGTATAGTCAGTGGATTAGAAAGGCTTTAAAAAATATTACCAGATATGATGCCTTTACTCTCTATAAGAGGAAGAATAAAAGAGGTGGGCTATACGGTTTAAATATAGTAGATGGATCCACAATTAAAATTGTAGTAGATTCTAACGGTAATAAACCTATTCCTCCATACCCATCTTATCAGCAGATAATTTATGGAACTGTTAGAGGAAGTTGGGATTCTAAAGAATTAATTTACGCCCCTATGAGCGAGGATTTAAAAGGGAATTATGGAATAAGTCCCGTAGAACGAATCCTTCAAGCCACTATGAAATATTTGCGTAAACAAAATTTTGATTATGCTTATTACAAAGAAGGCGCATTTCCAGATGGTGGCTTGTATGCGGTAAGACCTAATGACCAATCTCAGTGGACAGCCGAGGATATAGTCCTTTTCCAAGAAAATTGGGATTATAGAATGGCTGACCACACTAAAAGGCAATCTTTAACGTTTGTTCCAGATGGTCAATTACACAGAACCAAGGAATACAAATGGGATACTCTACAAGAAGAGTGGTTTGGACGTATTGTCTGTACTACAATGGGAATTGATTTCCAAACATTTAGTAAACAGATAAATAGAGCTACAGCCGAAGTAGATGATAGAAAACAAACAGACGTAGGACTGAAACCCTACATCAAACATATTGAAGATATTTTAACAGATATTATTCAAGTAGATTTTGGTTTTGAAGCTTTAGCTTTTAAAATAATAGATGAAAAATTAGAAGACCAAGACGCTAAAGTAAATAAAAACGATACGTATTTAAAGAATGGTATTTATAACAGAAATGAAATTAGAAGAGAAGAGGGTAAAGAACCTATCGAAGGCGGAGATGTTTATACCGTTCAGGTAGGCAACGCTGTTATTCCCCTAAACAATATAGAGAAAGTAATAACTATCGGAAATAAAGAAGACGGTGTAGATTCAAATGCTCCGAATAACGTTAAAGGGGCTAAGTTAGAAGCTAAAGATGTTGAAATGGATGCATCTAACAGACCCGTATTAACGGATAATAAAAAAGATAACAAAGAGACCGCAAAGAAAAAAGAGGTGCAAAAAGCTCTATCACACTATAAAAACTTTTTGATAAAAAGGTTTAAAGAGGGTAGATCTTTAAAAGGATATTCTAATGAAAGCCTCTCTGAGGATTTTATAGTAAAGGTAGAATCTTCAGATATTCAAAATATAGGAAATATCATAGAAATATTCAAAGCTGAGGAAGATAAAGAGGAATTAGAGGTTTTTCTAATAGCTTTAGTGAGCTACTTTGAAAATCTAAAAAGTAAGTTTATTAGCTATATTGAAACGCCGTATAAATCAGCAAATTTAGAAGCTGTGTTAAGTTTTCCACTCTCAGATAAAGAAAAACTCAAAGCTGATTTAAAGGAATACCTAACTAACTCTTTTAATAAAGGGCAAAAAGACGGATTCATTGAATTAAATAAATTACTTAAGCAATCTGGAAAAGAGTCTGTGGATATAGACGCAGAGGTTAAGAATATTTCAGAATATGTGGATTCTCTGGTTAATCAATTAGAGAAAAGCACACAAGGAATGCTTACAGCACTTTTTGCCAGTTCCTTAGAAAAAGGATTAGGGTGGGAATCGTTTAAATCGGATTTGGAAAATGCCTACCCGTTTTCAGCTAATAGAAGTAGAATAATAGCTGAAAATGAGGGATTAAAACAATACAACGACGGGGCTACAATTATTTGGGAAAAATCCAAAATGATTGATAAGGTATATGTTTATGATGGAGATGGCTGTGTAACTTGCTCAGAGTTGAATGGAACTATTCAAACCTTAGAGTGGGCTAGACAAAATCCTGTTCAACATCCAAACTGTGTTCGTAACTTTACTCCTCTATTATAGATAGGTTGTATTAAAGGATTTTATAAGTTAATATAATAATAAAGATGGAGATAATATATGGTAAAAAAGACTTTTAAAGTTGTAACAGGGAAAGATCCCAATAACTATACAGAGGGCGCTCAGAGTTATGAATTATCTAGAGCAGCCGCTTCTGTTGTAAATTTTACAGCTACTAGCGGAAGTAATACTACAGCAGTCGATACAAGTTTAAATCTTAGTGTTAATATGTTTGTTGGGCACTTGATTAGGATAGCTTCCCTAGCAACGGGGTTAAATTATTATTCTACGGTAGTATCCCACACATCCGATACTTTTACAATAACTGCAATATCCGGTAATTACCAAGTTGCGGCTGGGGAT